GAATCAAGATTGTTCGTGGCATCAAGCCGAATATCTTTGAAATTTACCAAGACAAAGTTTTGCTGAACCAAGATGCGGCTGTAAGAGATTATCAAGACTATCTAGAGAGGTTTATTCTCAAACTAAACTACAAGTCTTTTACACAGATTGTTATTCTCGGTTCAGCATCCTTTACGCCGTTCATGCAGTTGTCTGCCGCTGATCGTAGAGCAATTATTGAAGACTTGTTGGACATTCAAATCTTTTCTACGATGAATAGTCTGATCAAAGAAAGATTGTCCAACAATAAAGACCTGACAGTAGAAAAAAAGAATGATATATCTTTGTTGATGCAAAAGTATCAATTGAAGAAAGAGCATCAGGATAAACTGAATCAAGATAACGAAGCAAAGGTAAAAGAATATGAGGAAGAGATACTTCTGCACAGAGAAACCATTCGCACCTTATCTGGAGAGGTTGACGATTTGGAACAATCAAAACAGAAACTTGCCGACATCTGTTCGAAAATTCCTGAAAATGAAAAGAAGATTACTGCGCTTAAAAAAATTGAATCACAAATTGAGGGCAAGATATCCAAAGTGGGAAATGATAGAAGTTTCTATGAACACAATGCTGATTGCCCAACCTGTAGGCAAGCCATTACCCTGGGGTTTAAAGAAGAACAACTCAGAGAACTTCACACAAAAGAAGAAGAACTTGCTGGTGGTCTGACAGAACTTCAAACAAAAATTACAGAGCAAGAAGATGTTATTGCTGAATTAAGAGAGAATGAAAAAGAGTTATCTAATGTTCGCATTCACTTAGCAACCACACAGACAAGCATCAAAGGCTTGAATGATTCAATTGTAAAACTAGAGAAACAAATTAAACAAATACAACAACCAAAAGAAAATATTGATGAGAATGAACTAGATGCAATTAAGAAAGAAGTTGAACAAGCACAAGGTGAACTGAAACAACTATTGGATGATAAAGCATACTATGATGTTGCTTCTTCATTGTTGAAAGATACTGGCATCAAAACAAATATCATCAAACAATATTTACCAGTGATAAACAAATTGGTGAACAAGTATCTGACAAGTATGGACTTCTTTGTGAACTTCAATCTTGATGAGTCATTCAAAGAAACAATTAAGTCTAGGCACCGTGATGAATTTTCTTACCATAACTTCTCAGAAGGTGAGAAGCAGCGTATCGATATGGCATTGATGTTGACATGGAGAGCAGTTGCAAAACTAAAGAACTCTACCAACACCAATCTATTGATACTTGATGAAGTGTTTGATTCAAGTCTAGATACAAGTGGTACAGAAGATTTGATGAAGATATTACATTCGCTTGAGGGTGCCAATCTGTTTGTCATTAGCCACAAGGGTGACATACTACAAGATAAGTTTGCAAATACAATTCGATTTGAGAAAGTCAAAAATTTTTCAAGGATGGTGAAATGAGTGATATACTAACAATTGATACCGCCGCTGGCGTACAGCAGATAGAAAGAGTTGATCCTTTACAGGTCTTTAGTGAAGATTATTTCATGCTTGGTCAAAAGATACCTGAATACACAGGTGGTTTTCCTGCACCAGCACTAGTAAACTTGGCTAAAAGATTGAAGATGACAATGAAGATGTATGCTGGTTTAGGATTGTCTGCGAATCAATGTGGTGTTGCCGAAAGAATATTTGTAATTGGTACGGATGATTTTCAACTTGTCTGTATTAATCCAAAAATTCTTGAAGAAGGTCCTTTAGTAAAAGATAAAGAGGGTTGCCTTTCTTTTCCCGGTTTGTTTTTGAATGTTGATAGGCCATCATGGATTGAAGCGGAGTTTACCGATGAATTCGGTGATATTAAACAGGTAAGGCTTCAGGGGTTATCTGCTCGTTGTTTTCTACATGAACTTGAACATTTGAACGGAATAAGATATACTAGTAATGTTAAGCCTCTTGCGTTAAAAATGGCTAGACAACGGGCAACTAAACTTGTTAAAAAAATTATTCGTAATAGTAAAAAAAATGGATGAGAAAACATTTGTAGAGCAACAATGGCAAGAATGGCAGGACAAAAATCCCGCCAGTTCTTTTTTCGATATTGATGTTGATTACCTGCGTGAAAAAGTCATTCGTGAATTGACTTATGTTTCACAGATGGATGTTAAAGAGTACACTTTGTATCAGAAATGGTGTGAAGTACAAGACAAATATCCAACTGAAGAAATGTCTACTCTTTTCGGTGTTGAGAAAAGATTGGTCGAACAATCACAAAGAGGATTAATCGATGAAGTCAAAGACAAAATCTGGATACCAACTTCGGCTGAAGACTATCTTAATCTAAAGCCAGTTCTAGAATATACTAATGATTCTGGTGAGATAACAAAAACTGGACTTGATGGCTCAACTGTTACGGTTGAGAAGAAGCGTAACCAAAAACTACCAGAAAGTTGGAATACAATTCGTACATTCATCTCCACGATGAAGAACAACTCAAATATTGGCCGTAATCTAAACTTCATTGTCAAAGATGATGCGACAGGTAAATATCTTGGTGTGATTTGTATCTCATCAGATTTTCTTGATCTGACACCACGTGATAACTTTATTGGCTGGTCACGTGAACGTAAGACACAGGGTGCAATGATCAATCATACTGCTATTGGTTCTACGATTGTTCCATTTCAGCCGTTAGGTTATAACTACGTTGGTGGTAAACTACTAGCATTGTTGTGCTTATCAGATGAAGTGCAAAATATTTGGAAAAGAGTTTATGGTGATGTTCTTGTTGGTGTAACCACAACATCACTCTATGGTAAAACTAAAGCAGGTGGTCTGTCACAGTACGACAATCTTGATCATTGGCAGCCAATGGGTTTCACTTCTGGTTCTGTTTCGTTTGAACCAGAAAAAGACACACGATATGAGATTCGAGAATGGTTAAAGAAGAATCATACACGCAAATACTTTGAATGGTATGAAGCAAAAAAACCTAGCGGTCAACCACATAAACGTGACCACAAGAATCGTTCATTGAACTTTACATACTCACAACTGAATGTACCTAAAGAACTGATTCGTTCTGAACACGCACGTGGTATTTACTTCAGTCCTTTGTATACAAACACAAACGATTTTCTTTGTGACCGTATCAAGGAAAGTGAATTGGTCAAAGCATTTCCTACCGACTATGATTCATTGGTCGGTATCTGGAGAGACAAACATGCCAAAGGTCGCATCAAACAGTTGATGAAGAAAAACACTGTCTCATATGAAACATTGTTTTATGATGATCTTATCGAATTGACATGGGAAGAGACCAAGGCTAAGTACCTACCGCAGGTCGGTCGTTAGCAAAAAAGCAACTTGACAATCTCCAGCATACCAGTTATAATGGTGTGTACAGTTTGATATGGAGGTATTGATGTCTTTTTTGCAACACTTTTCTGATGTGCTTGACAAACCCCGTCGAACCATATATAATGGTTACTCAATGATTGACGAGGTTATCAAATGAGTAACATTCAAAATCAAAAGTCCGGTTTGGCCAAACTCATGGCCACCGAGAATCTTATCGTTCAACATGCCAAAGTTCCAACGGCAATGTTTGATCCCAAAAATCGTGTTCTAACTTGCCCTATCTGGGAACAAATGTCGGGTGATCTTTATGACTTGCTAATGGGTCATGAAGTTGGTCACGCTATTGATACTCCTGCCGATGGCTGGCATGGTGCTGTACATGAACGTGGTCAAAACTACAAAGGCTTTTTGAATGTAGTTGAAGATGCACGTATTGAAAAACGTCAAAAGCGCCGTTATCCTGGTCTGCGCCGTTCGTTTGTCAACGGTTTCAATGAACTCATGGACAAAGACTTCTTTGGTCTGGCTGGTCGTGATGTTAATACAATGTCGTTCATTGACCGTTTGAACATCTATTCAAAATCTGGCTACACCATTCCTGTTGCATTCAATGCAAAAGAACAGGAGTTTGTTGAACGTGTTCAGACCTGTGAAACATGGGATGATGTTCTCAAAGTTACCAATGAGATTTGGGACTATTCAAAAGAAGAACAATCTCAAAGCAACATACCGCAAGATAATTTTGAGTCCGATGAGGGTGATGAAGATTATGAAACCCAATCTGGTTCAAATGACGGTGATGCTGAGACTGATGGTGAAGGTGAACAAAAGTCTAAGACTAAAGCCAAAGGTGAAGATGGCGATCAAGAAAAAGAATCAGCATCAAATGCTAGCCAAGATGGTGAAGAGGAAGGTGATGATGAGGGTGAAGACAAAGATGGTGTAAATCGCACCAAAGAATCTCAGAGTGTACGTGAGGATCAAACTCCCGAACCACGGTGTGAGACTGATGAAAACTTCCGTCAGAATGAAGGTAAACTGATTGCGAAACATGCACGTGAGTATGTTTATGTTGATATACCTAAGCCGAATCTGACAAAGATTGTCACACCAGCAAAACGTGTACAGGAAGTTCTGACTGAAGAGTTTTCAAAACAGCGACCTTCTGACTATCAATCAATTGCCAATACTTTGTACAATGATTTTCGTCGTAAGAATGAACGATTCATTTCATTGTTGGCAAAAGAATTTGAGATGCGTAAGGCTGCTGATAAGTTTTCTAAAGCGAAAACATCGTCAACTGGTGACATTGATGTAAGCCGTGTTTTCAAATATCAGATTGATGATAACATTTTCAAAAAAGTTATGCGTGTGCCTAAAGGTAAATCGCATGGCTTGATTTTGTTGCTTGATAAGTCTGGTTCAATGTCAGAGAATCTTGGTGCATCATATGAACAGATACTTGTGTTGGCTACCTTCTGCCGCAAAGTAAACATTCCATTTGCAGCATATGGTTTCGGTAATGCTGATCATGTTCGTGAAACGATTGACTACCGTGAAGAACCTGGTACAGGTAAATCTTATGGTTGCTTCTCTGAAAACAATCGTGAGATGCACTTGTCTTCAGTGTATCTTCGTGAGTTAATTAACTCAAAGATGAGTAATTCAGAATTTTCTAAGGCAACAAAGAATATTCTGTGTCTCATGAATGCTTGGTCAGGTGGTCGTTATTCTAGAGGTGCTAATTTTTATCGCCCACAATCCGATTCACTGTCTAACACACCGTTGACTGAGGCGATGATTGCTTGCCAATCAATTATCAAAGAGTTCCGCACCGTGAACAATCTTGATATTGTAAACTTGTGTGTGGTTCACGATGGTGATGCTGATGATATCAATTCATATCACAATCTGAATGAGAGTGCAAGCATTTCAAACAACCGAAACTTCTTCAGTACAAATTATCAGAACGTTTTTCTATGTGATAAGAAAAACAAAATTCAACAAGCGGTACCTGAAGGTGATGATGGTATTCGTATTGCTATTAGTAATTGGTTGACGAAAACAACCGGTGTGAAAATCATCGGCTTCTATTTGTCACCCAACTACAATATGAAAAATGCTGTACGCCGCCGTTTGTTTAATGATGAAATTAATGAACTGCGTAAATCACCACGTGAGAATTACTATCAATTGAAAGATGCGTATTCAAAGTACATGAAATTGATTCGCAAAGATAAGTATCTTGAATCAAAGAATGTTGGCTATGAATCATTCTTTATTCTACCAGGTGGTGGTGATTTGAGTATTGAAGATGAAGACTTTGAAGCACCAACAAAAGTTACCACTTCAACTTTGACCAAGGCTTTCAGTAAGTATACCAAGAATCGCCAAGTCAACCGTGTTCTGGTATCACGTTTCATCGGTATGATAGCAGTTTGATAACATACCACCGCTTGACAAAGTGGTGGTATCCTTATATAATGGTAGTTCCTAAAGTGATGGAGAATTTATATTATGACAAGTCGTGCTAATAAACGTCAGGCTTTTATTGATGCTCTTCTTGCAACTGGTAAGGCTGAGGTATCGTTGTCAGAAGTGAAAGACATTGCCTCTAATGCTGGTCTAGCGATTCCCTACTGGTTCACTAACGATGAGAGTAATAAGGTCAAACGTGGTGTATATCGTGTTCCTGGCGCCTCTGGTGCTGCACCAGCCATCAGTCTGGCTGCACAGGTAATACCTATGTCAAAACCCGAACCTGTGCAAGGTAATCGTATTGCAAATGTGACAACTGATCTTGAACTTGAGAATCTGGTTCCTTTTCAATATGACAACTATGTTCCTTTTGGCAACTTTGATGATGTGTTGTCAATTGTGAAATCAAAACAATTCTTCCCTGTGTTCATCACTGGTCAATCTGGTAACGGTAAGACCATGAGTATTGAACAGGCCTGCGCCAAAGCAAAACGCAAATTCGTTTGCGTATCAATGACACCTGATTCTGATGAGAGTGATTTGCTTGGTAACTATGTTCTGATCAACGGTCAAATGGAATGGCGTGACGGTCCTGTGACTGTGGCAGCCCGCCAAGGTGCTGTACTCTGTATTGATGAGATTGACTACGGCGCTCAGAATCTTTCCTGCTTGCAACGGGTACTTGAGGGTAAGCCATTCTTGCTAAAGAAAAAGAATGAACTGGTTACACCTGCACCTGGTTTTACCGTGTTTGCTACTGCGAATACAAAAGGTAAAGGCTCTGAAGATGGTCGCTATATGTTTACCAATGTATTGAATGAGGCGTTTCTTGAACGATTCCCAAATACAATGGAACAAGAGTTTCCACCCGCACGTATTGAAGAAAAAATTATCAACAAAGAACTTGATTCAGTCGGTCGTTCTGATGATGTATTTGCCA